AAAAACGCCAACATCGGTCTCTAAATTGTGAGTAACACTGATATTCTTAATGGCGCCCAATAGTCCAATCCCCTCACGGTTAGAACGCTGTTCTTGATCGCCTGAAAACATATCATCAAAGCTGTGCCCGTTGTCATTTTTTTGGACAAGGTTCATCACTTTCATGCGCACCAATGGAGATTGATTGATTGTGTTCGCTTGGGCGCTGTTTCCTACTGTGGTATAAGTGGGGTACATAAACTGAAGCAATTTCTGTAATCTCCCTAAGTTGTCAAAGGCTTCACCGGTGGTGGCAGCCGGAATTTTCCAACTTAAGGTGATGGTACGAGTAGTGTTCTTAAACATGTAAATGGGATCGCCGCGGCCAAAAACAGTTTCTTGGGCCCAATCAGAATTATAAGTCTCATTAAATGCTGTAATGAATGCCTTAAAACGAACCGACTTTCCTGTTGGTACGTGAGTGAACCCGATGTTCATTCCTCGGTTTGCTAGGGAATCACTACCGTCCACAAAATATTGGGTAACTTCTTTGGCGGCCATGGCCGGCAGGTCGATAGTTCTTTCTGTAGGTTCTCCATTCGCATCAATGATATCTGCAGTAATCTTAGATGCAGGCACACCAGGAACGGTACTATTTGAAATAGTATAGCTTCTAAACTTGCTGACATTGAAGTTATTATCCTGGTCGCGTTTTTCATCATCCCAACTCATGATATATCATTTCTCCTTATGTTAATACGTAGTGCTCTCGGCAAAATGTTAAGGCACTCAAAGGTTGTACATTAACCCAGTCTACGGCACCTTAGCGCCGGCCGGCTTCATCACCGGTGAAGGTCCGAGTCCCATAGATGCGTCACGAACAATCTGGCCGTCGTCTTCTCGTTTAAAGTATACAACCATATCTTTCAATAGCGGAGTGTCAAAATTCAATTCAATGGCAAATCTCTCGGGAGGTTTGTTGTTGTTGGTTGTCGAATCTTTCTTAATCTCTACAGGGAGCGCCATGCCAGGGCGGTTAAGTGGTACAACTGCCTCACCATGCGAACCACCATGCAAAGTTGCGTTCTTAACGACGCGGCCTGGCTTGATGAAACCGCCGTTATTAAAGAACTGCTCATAGCCCATCTTTCCAAGTGTATATGCATCCATCGCCAACAATGCCCAACCAAGACCGGGTATCAGACGGGCGCCGATTTTGCCACCCAACCTTAAGGCCGTCTTCATACCCGGTATTTTCAGCATGTGAGAGATCCCCGGTAGGCTCGCAATTCCTCGGCCTAGGCCTTTCATTTTACCCCCGGCCCAGTTCCAGCCTTTCTTAAGGCCGCCCCACGCCGCTGACAAAACAGGAATACCTCCTCCTTTTTTTGGCTTAGATGGGGGAGGAGCAGGACCGATACGCCCCCCTGGGACTCCATAGGCGCCGCTCATGCCCATTCCGACCGCGGCCGCTGTGCCGGCAGCCCGCAGGCCCCCAGCCATTCGGCCGGCCGAGAGAGGGACGCGGTTCATCATGAAATTCATAGTCTGAATTGCGGCGGTAATTGCCCCAATTGCCAATACAACTGGTTTCCATTCATCAGGTGCAATTTTCCAAAGAAGATAGAATGCCCCTAACGTCGCGGTTTTCCATCCAAGCATAGCGAGCCGGCTGGCCTTGGAGGCTTTTGTGAGACCAAGCATCCCTCCCGCTACCATACCAATATTCTTAGTAAACAACACTAAGCCGTTGACCAACTTCATGCCTGTGATCACGGCTAGAAAAAGGCCCACAGCTTTAGTTGCTTTAAGTACAGCATCTTCATTTTCTAAAAGCCACATTGCAAGTTGATCTAATTTATCTACTAGAGGCAAAAACGCAACAGCTAATTTTAGGAGGACAGCGTTAAGTTTTTCTTTTACTGTCATCATCTCTTGCGCTCGCTTGCGTTCTTCTTCGATTTCTTTAGCGGACTTCATCGTAGAATCGGCAAGCATATCCATATTACCGCTCATAACTAAAGCTAAATCTGCTGGATTTTCAAGACCCATTGCTTCTGCGTAAAAGATTCGTTGATAATAAGACATACTATCCCACGACAGGCCTGCGTCATCAAGGGCGCCTCTCATCATCTCAAAACGCTCCACTGGATCTGTGGCCATCATCAGGTCCATCGCATTGACAAAGTTGCCTCCAAGCGCAGCGTTTAATTGACCTGCGGCAGTAGCGGCACCCTCAAAAGTGTCAAATTTATTAGTCATCTGCAGGAGTTTTTCCATCTCCAAGCCAGTTATCTTTGACACCCTTGCTATTTCTTTAAATGCTTGAGGGCCATTTTTACCCAGTTTAGCGAGAGAGCCTCCCATCTTGGCATAATCAGCAGCTAGCTGGCCAGGAGAAATCCTAAGAGAGCGCGCGGTTTCCATCAGTTCCAAAGAAGTATTTTGGGCTGCGGCGCCGCTTTGTCCAAACAACTTCATTGAATTTTGTACACCGCGAGAGAAATCATCTACGGCGATTCCTTGTTGCTGGAGTACCGTGCTGGTGTCTAAAAGAGAAGTACGCTGTTGTTTTGACATCAATGTGAAGTCGGTGGTGTTTTTAATCAAGCTACCAAAACTTTCTGAAACTTCTTCTAGTGTTGCACCATAAGCCAGATTAGCTTCATAATTTTGCTGCAGCATGTTGCGATAGCCGCGGCCCAATTGAAATTGCTTTTCAAAGCCTTTAGTAACTTCATCAAATGCAAAAATTAAGTCTTTTGTGGTGTGATAAAACTTAGATAAAGCAGTGTCTGCCACTGCAAGTCCCTTTCCGAGAAGAAAGGCGCCGCCCTTACCTTTATCGACAGCCGTGTTAAAGTCGTTCATACCTTGCACAAGATTATCTGTGATGGCAAGACCGGTCTTTTTTATAGTCTTTTCGACGTTCTCGTAAGATCTTTGATTTCTAAGAAGTTGCTCTTCACTCTTCTTGAGCTTCTTAAGTTCTTCGGTTTGTTGGTCCGACATATCTTCGCCAAGCGCGAGGCGTTTTTGGAGCATCTCAAGTCTATTGAGTTCGATCTTATTTTTTAGTTCAAGAATTTCATTATCTCGGATGAGATTGGCGTACCTCTTATTATCAAGAGTGTTCATGGTTTCGGCTGTCTCTTTTGCCGTTTCCAGTTTCTCAAGCTGAGCTTCAAGAAGTTTGCCTTGCTTTTCTAGATATTCGACACTTGATGCATTTTCTGCATTAAGTTTCTTGGCAGCTTCCAGCAATGCTTTTTGAGCAGCAGATAATTCAGAAGGATCGGGAGGATCAGTTGCCATATATAAGAGTCTCCAATAATCTATATTTAATTAGTTAATATAAACAAAAAGACAGGATTGATCATCCTGTCTTCTTTCCGCCCCAATTAGGAGGGGGCGCTGGGGAGTTAAACTCAGTTAAAGTTTGAGTTTTACCATGAGGGTTCCCCGACCCATTTTGTGCTGCTTGCATGGCCTCATTCTGTTCTTGGATGTATTTGGAAAGTCGTTCAACAAACCATTTCCTTAATCCAACGGGCAAATTGTAAGCTTCTGAAAAAGACCACCCACCCATATGTTTGAGGTAGAAGAATTGTTCATAAACACTCTCCATGTACTCAGAGGTCAGGCCAAAAAAAGTCCGCTGAAAGCGGCACCTCCAGATCTTCTTCGTGATCACAAACTTCACAATCGAAATGTTGGACCATATCCATATTAGGCGTTGCTAACTTCAAAACAAGTTGAATATGCCTTACGTCCATCGACGGTAAGTTTTCTACTAATTGACGAATCAAATTAGGGTTATTATCACCATTAACACTTACAATCAAACTTTGCATTTGAGTGGTTATTGTACTTTCAGCTTGTCGTTTTTTACGGCGATTCTCGATACGCGATACATATTGACGTTCGTCATCTCCAGTTAAAAGTCGCAACGTGACTTCAGCACCCAAACGAGGCAAAAGCGTCGTTAAAGTCCCATCTCCATTATCAACAGCTTCATTGGCCGTGAGACCACTACCATCATAAATATCAATTTCATTCAAATCAAAAGAATATTTTTGGGATGTCTCGCATGCTGGACATGTTACGGTTGTGTTGTAGACGTTCCCGTATGCAGAAATGCGCGCGGCAATCATGATTGCATTGCGGTCACCAACCAGCATATTGTTGGTGTTGATGCGCTTGTCTCGAACTAAACTTTGGATCACGCGATCTATTGCGATACCTTTTTTTAACAAAGCGCGAGAAGTAAGCATATCTTCTTCTTTTGCTGTCATTTGTTTAATTTCAAGAGTTGCTTGGTTGTGTAAAGGATGCCCTTCGGGGTACAATCGACCCTGCGATGGCAGCGTTACAAATTCGCTAGGTACTACAAATGAAAAATCTGCAGGATTTTCATTCGTTAGCTCTTGGGGTGGGGTAGAATCTGTCGGCGTTGCCGGATTCCCCATCCTATCTCTATTTCGTGACAAATATCACCTCTCTTTATTGTCGTTATTAGGGGGTAAAGAAGTCGCTGTCGCCCTGGTTAGCAGTCGCAATCGAACCTTCAGTGTTCGAGGTCTGCAAACGAGCCCAATCATACTTAAGAGTCATAGAAAGCTCAGTCAGATCATCTGTACCATAGGTAAGATCACCAAACTTAAGTTCCGTAATCCAAGCATTCCACAAGGTCCATGACTCAAGCTCTTTGCCATCTGCATCAACTTGAGTTACGATAACAGAGCCCAAAGCAGACGCTGAGCCAGCCTTTGACAATGAAGTCAAATCATTGGCATTTGCGGGAGGTGCATATCCTGCGGCCTCAACCATTGCAGCCAAACTTGCGGCCATATCGGGATTTGTTGGATCAACCAAAGTAATGGTAACATCTTGCCAGGTAACCGAACCTGGGTAATAAAAAGTATGGTTTAGAAATTTATGTTCTGCTGAAGAAATCTGGAAAGAGGGCTTTGTTGCCGATTTGGCATACCACAATATTGCAGTACCACCATTACCACCGGAATCAAGTCCCGTGAACTCCACTTTAAATCTAAATGCTCTTTTCGGTTCTTCTAAGCCGCCATTGGCGAAGTTTTCGGACCAGAATGCCATACTTTGTTACTCCTTTATATTCTTAAATAGTATTACTAAATGTTTTAGTCATCAAAAGATGCGCCGGTCGAAGCAATCACGAAATCAATCGCGATATACTCAATAGCCCTTGCAGGCTTCACCATAATCTTAGCGTACATGATGTTTTGATCGATAAGATCTGGTGTTGTGGTTGACTCATCCAAAATCAAGCGGTAATCAGAGATACCGTATTGAACCTTGGTGTTAGCCAGGAGGGGCTCGATGAGTCCCTTGAAACGATTCCAGGTAGACTGGACGTTTTGATCAAAGAGCACTTGAGTCGAAAGTAGTGAGATTTGCTTCTTGAGATAGATAACAAGTCGTCTCACATTGATGCGATCCAGTGCGGATTGACGTTCTTGAAGGGTTTTCTGACCGAAGACCACAATCCCGGAAGATGGGAAAGAAGCAATCGGGTTAATGTTTGCTTCATAAAGAAGGTCACGGTCTTTGGAAACAA